CTTGGAGCGTTTGAAGGACTGTACTGCCAAAGTACAAGAGTGGCGGCAGATAACCGATGAATACAATAAGGGACAGTTTACACCGGAACTGTTCAAGATCAAAGGGCAACGCAAAGAACGCTGTCTGCGCTTATGGGTAGAAAAATACCTGCAGAACGAGCGGGATATGTTCGCTTTGATCCACAAGTCCAAGAACCAGACCAAGGGACGCAAGGTTACTTATCTGGAACAGCAGTTCCTGCTTAAGCTGCTGTTGACTCCGCAGAAGGTCAAAATCGGCACCGCAATTTCCACGATCAAAGATTATGAGCGGATGGGTTGTTTGGAATCGCCCAGTTCAGCACCTACTCTCAAACGCTGGGTCATGGACTGGAAACGGGACAACATGGCAATCTGGACTCAAGCGAGACTTGGCAGTAAAGCAGTGGCTGAGACCATAGTCAAGACTATCATCCGAGATTCCAGCCTACTGAATGTAGGAGACGTATGGGTGGCAGACGGTCATACCCTGGCTTTTGATATCATGAATCCCAAAACCGGGAAAGCGCAGCGCATGACCATGATCATGGTCTTTGACTGGGCTTCAAGATACCCGGTAGGGGCCTCACTTGCCTTTACCGAGGACAGCCAGCATATCCAGATCGCCTTTAGAAACGCCTTCCTTAACTGGGGAGGAGTTCCCAAGTACGTCTATCTCGATAACGGCAAAGCCTTCCGGGCAAAGCTCTTTAATGAGAAATGGCAGGAGCATGACCTCTCCAGCGATCTGGCAGGCATCTTCCCCCGCCTGGGCATCCAAGTAGCCTTCGCCGAAAGCTACAATGCCAAAGCCAAGGTGATCGAGAGATTCTTCAAGACCTTCCAGGAACGCTTTGAACGCTTCATCGGCAGCTTCCGGGGTGCATCGATAGACGATAAACCGGCGACCCTGATGCGTAACGAGAAGTGGGCAAGAAAGATGTACGATGCCACTCCTCCTACCATAGAAGAAGCCATGCAGATGATTGGCTTCTTCATCCGGAAGATGTATGGCGAAGCTCCACATAGCGGCTTGAAAGGTAAATCGCCTTGGTCGGTTTTTAGTGCCAATCCCGTACCGGAAGAGCAGAAGATCAAAGCTGACAAGCTCAACTTCATGATGATGTCCGCCGTACGCAAGACACTACGCAACAATGGCATTATGCTGAATAAGCTGATGTACTGGGATACGGAGCTGATCGGGCACATCGGCAAGGAACTGCTGATTCGTTACGATCTGAGTGATCTGCGCTGGATACTCGTCTACGATATGCAAGACAACTTCATCTGCCAGGCGGAAGTCCGCAGGTCGCAAGACCCCTTCATCTTGCTGGATAAAGACAATCCGATCTCAGCGGCTGAACTGCATAAGGAACAGAAAGCCAATAAGCGGCATCAGAAGCTGATTGCCAAGCGCACCAAGCAGATCGTCAGACAGACGCAGGAGGCGGTGGATCGACTGGTTAAGCCGCTGCCGATGGCTGAGGTGGAACACAATCCCACTTTTATCCAAGCTCCAAGCCTTGAAGCTCCTCCACCCAGTGCCGATCAGCTGATGGAAGAGCTTGATAAGCAAGTGCAGGCAGCGCTGCCCAATAAGCTCGATCCTCCCAAGCCGCTTAAGGTGGAGGATGACGATGATGATGTAATCAAACCCAAAGAGAAGAGCTTCGAAGAGATGCTCAAGTTCATAGGAATCAAGTAAGGAGGATATCTTGAAACAGAACCAACTCGTAAGAATAAGCAATGTGGTTGAAGCCGATCAGTGCGTCAACTACCTGCTCAATAGACCCAAGATGGAGATGGTCGGACTGGGACTGATCTACGGATTACCCGGTCTCGGCAAGACCACTTATGCTCAAAGAATGGCGTTCCAGAGAGGTTACATATACCTGAGACTGGAAGCTACAACTACCCCTAAGTCCTTCGCAGTCGATCTGATCACTGCCTTGTATCAGCGGTTTAACCTCGGCTACAATGTCCCCTACGGAACTACCAATAACCTCTTCAAGCTCAGCCTGCAGATTCTGGAAGAGCAGGAAGACATGGTTATCGTAATCGATGAGATCGACTATGCCTTCAAGCATGAGAAGCTGCTTGGTGCCATCCGGGACATCGTGGATGAGACCTTAACCGTAGTGATTCTGGTGGGGATGCAGAATGCCAAGGATCGGCTTTCCCAGATCAATGAATACTACTTCGACCGCTGCAACTCATTCTATGAGTTCAAGCCCGTAAGCCGCAAGGACATCAAAATCCTCGCCAAGGAAGTGCTGGATGTGGAAGTGACCGAGAAGATCGTGGACTTGATCCATGAGTCGGCAAAGGGCAACTTACGCAAAGCCATGAAGATGATGCACTCCATTGAAACCGGAGAGCTAAAACTAAACGAGTCACCCGGAAGAGTAATCGATCTCAAGCTCGTAAAATGAAGACTAAAGATCTGGTACTCAACTTCGTAAGGCAGTTCAAGAAGCCGTTCACCGCAGAGACGGTATCTAACATGATTGCTCAAGATCTCTCTGTAATCGAGCCTGTGCTGCTTGAACTGCTGGCAGACAAGACGATCAAACTGATCTCCAAGAAGGAGGGCATCTATGTCTTGGCTGATCGCTACAGTCCCAAGGTTTGTTACAGTCAGAAGGGTAATTGGAAATTCGAGATTAAGGCAGCTACCGCCTTGCTCGACCAGATCGAGAAGGGTAAATACACCTCCATCCGAGCCATAGCCAAGGACTTCGGTAGAAGTCGTCAGTGGGTGTTTGTCTATATGGAAGCTTTGGCTTCAATTGGATGCATCGGTATGGAAGGCAAGCAGTATAAAGTAATTGGCCGAGATAGATTGAGAGAGATCGGCAAGCAAATTGAGCCGGGCATCCTGGGTCGGATGCGACCCAAACTCAGTGAAGAAGAGAAGCTCCGCAGGGCTGAGGAGAAAGAGCTTAGAAGGCAGGAGCAACTTAATCGAGCCGAAGCCAGAGAGCTGTTAAGCGATACAACCGAGCAGAAATCCAGACTCATAGACGCATATTTTGAGTATCTGGTGAGTGGCGAGTCTTGGAAGATAAGCTTTAAAACGTATCTCAGACAGAAAGGACTGGAATAGCAGTCAAAAGGACATTCTATGACACAGGAACTACGAGAACGCAAACTACGCCAAGAAATCCATGCCCTCAGGGTTAAGAAGTTTCACTGGCCCCTGGATGGCTTCAAACTCATTATGAGCCGTCTCGGTTATGGCGAATCACTAAGGGCTCTACCGGAAGATAAGCTCAAAGAACTGAAAGCGCTCATGATCAAGTATCGCAAGCATGGTCGACCCAATGAGTTCACCTTTGATAAGCAGGGAAAGTACATGTTTTCCTTGATGAAACAGGCGGGATGGACAGAGAACGACTTAAGGGCATTCACCATAAAGCATTACCATAAAAGCCACTGGAATCTGCTCGACCCCAAAGAGCGCAGAGCGGTAATCGCCATGTTCCAGTCATACATACGTAAGCAGAAAATCAATAGTAATATAGAAAATCCAAGGGAGGATACATATGAGTAGAAAGTCTACTACTAACTCAAAGAGTCGTACTCTGACCGATGCCCAAGGTCGGGAAATCTCTGTCAAAGTGCTGAATAAGGACATTCTGGATCGAGAGAAAGCCGTTAGTAAAGCGATGGAACGTGCACTCAAACTGCACGAGCACATCATCAAAGAAAAACACAGCATCATCAAGATAGTGGAAGATTATCTGAACGATGTTGCCAGAAAGAACAATGTCGAATGGAAGGGTAATGCTCTGCTGCTTACTTTTGATGAAAAATACAAGATCGAAATCCGTTACCGGGAGAAGATTCAGTTCGGAATTGAGCTGCAGCTCGCTAAGCAGAAGATGGACGAGTGCATCAAAGCCTGGTCAGAGAACTCCAATGACAATCTTAAGGCCATCATCAATGAAGCTTTCCAAGTCGATAAGCGGGGTCAGCTTGCCCGTTATCGTATCTTCGCCCTGCGCCGCTACAAGATCAAAGACCCGATCTGGAAGGAAGCGATGGAACTGATCGATAAAGCGATCACTGTAACCTCTACTAAACAGTACATCTCTTTCTCCGTCAGGGATGAAGCCGGGAACTACAACAAGGTAGTACTGAACTTCAGTGCTCTTTGATACTGTCGCATCCTTATGCAGCAGTTTTTGACGAAAGCAAGGGGCTAAAGATGATGACCGCAGAAATGATACAAGATAACGAGGTAAACGTGGACAGTTTCAATGACCGCTACTATAGACCGGATGAGATAGCCGACATGCTGAATGTCGACCGCTCCACCGTATATCGTATGATCAATAACATAGCTGATCCTCTCCCCGCTTACCGCATAAGTGATAAGGGACCCCTCCGGGTTCATGGTAAAGACCTCAACCTCTATCTGCTAAAGCATAAGGTACGCCCCGAGTATGAGTAACAGCCGTGAGTTCCGAATCAAGCGGGAGAACTGCAAAGAAGCCTATTTGAACGGCAAGACCGATCCGCTGGAACTGGCGATGATCTTCGGAGTCTCCGATATCACCGTCCGCAAGTGGATCAAATCCGGCAAGTGGGCAGAGCTGTTCAAAGAAGAGCGCAAGCTTGACCATGAGATCAGTTTAGCCCGCAAGAAGGCTCTCATTCAAGCACTCAGAGAGTATGCCAAGAACCCGGCAGACACCGCTCTGCAGAGCTTGGTCTCACTGATCAAGCAGAACCAGAAGGACTCCGAGCCTTCCAAGGAACTGAACGACTACGTAGTTCGCTTCCTTGACCAAGTAACGGACTTCATGATCGAGAAGGGTCACGAGACCCTGCTCAAGCAGTTCAATGGCATCGTAATCGATCTGGCTGAGTATCTGAGAGTCAGAAATGCTTAAGTACATTCCTACAGCCTACATAGACCCTCCAATCCGGACAGCCTGCGCGGGGCTGTTACCTCCGGCCCCGCACCTTCCTGCCATCCTACATAGTCCCCATCGCCACCCCAAAATGGCGATGGGGTTTTCCGGTTATGTCTAAGAAGTTCCTCCAGCGGCATAACAAGGCATTGGCGGAGATCGCATCCAAAACGATCTCCGTCTTGCCTTTTATAGACGATAATCCTGAAGCCAGAGCTGAGAGGATTAGAAGAACAACTGAATCAGGCTGGGATGCCTTCTCGTTCTTCTGTCACACCTATTTCCCACATATCTTCCCCCTACCTTTTTGCCCAGCACATGAGACCATGTTCGATGAGACTGATAAGGGCTCAGGCATCATCGCCATTACCGGGTTTCGTGGGCTGGGCAAAACGGTACTCATGGGAGTTGTCTATCCCATCTGGAAGATCATCAAGGGTGAACGCTATGTAATCCATACTGCAGCAGACGTAGATCTGGCACAGGAGCGCACGGCTTTCACCTTGCATGAACTGCAGAATAATAAGCGGCTCACGATGGACTATCCGGAGCTGCAGCCTGTGGATACCTTTGATCTGGACTTCTATCTCAAGAACAAGGCAAGGATCAGAGCCAGAAGTATCAAGCAATCTCATAGAGGAACTATTAATCCCAAGACTGCCAAGCGGCCCGGACTGATCGTCTGTGATGATATCGATAAAGAAGAGAACATGGGTAACCAGTCCATCGGCAAGAGACGTATGGAGAAGATCTCCCAGGAGCTAGCTGGAGCATTATCTCCGGAAGGTAATGGCAAAATAGTCTGGCTTGGTAACCTGGTGCATCCCAACTATGCGATCTGCCAGTTTCAGGAGCTCATATTAAGCGAAATGCTGGCAGATAATCCCGATCTGGACACAAGATACCAATCGGTGCTGAAAACGCACCAGAAAGTGATTTTGCGCTTCTCTCTCGAAGATCAGCAGGGCAAGTCCACATGGGAGGCTCAATACCCTACTGCCACTCTGCCAAGCTTACGAGCCAAGTTCGGACAAACCGGGTATCAAAGAGAGATGCTCGGTCAGCCTGTCATCGAGGGAAACATCTTCAAGAACCATTGGTTCTCCAAGTACCGGACCCTGCCTGAGCCCGGTAAAATGAAGCGGGTCTGGCTCTATGCCGATCCTGCCTGGGGCGAGAAGGGCTGTTTCAAAGCTGTCATCTCCATAGGCTACGATGGAAACCGTTTCTACGTGCTTCATGTCTGGATACGTCAAACTGAGAACACCAAGTTCTTCAGATACTACTACGATGCCTATCAGGAGTTGGATCGAATCTACAGAGTAAAAGCCCGAGCAGCCTGTGAAACCACTTACGGGCAAGCTCGTATCCTTGCCGACTTCGATCGGTGGGCTACGGATATCAATCTACCTCCGATAAGCCACCGCATCAAGCGGATCGATAACAAGGATAACAAGAACCTGCGCATTGAGAGAACTGAAACCATTATCGAGACTGCCAAGATACTCTTTCCGGAGGGACAAGATACGCCAATCCTGATAAGCCAATTCCTCACTTATCCTGATGGATATATCGATGCCTGCGATGCACTTGCCGGATGTCTGGAACGCTTCTCCGAATACGATATTGGCAGAAACAGAGTTAAAGTCCGGAGGTTTTCCTTCTGATGAACTACTACGATAAGCTTATGCTTGAGTACTACCGGGTCCTGAACAATGCCTGGAAAACCGAGATCAGAGATGCAGCCAGGCTTGCCATCCAGATGCTGAGTGACATGCCCAGAACAGAGAAGCTCAACCAGGGCTCAATAGATAAACTTATGGGCATCATCAATACCCAGTTGGGAGATGACTTCGCAGCGCTGGTCAATGAGCCCACCAAAGCGATAATAGACCGCTGTGTGCGGCTCGGACTGAGGGACACCCAAGTGCAAGCCCCAACCAAGACCAGCATCGGGCTCTGGGGTATAGAAGATCAGCATCTATCATCTACTATCCAGAAACAGCAGCTGTTCTGGATAGGCAACCACTTCGAGGCTGACGTGCGCCAGAACTTCGCAGACGTGCTATCAACAGCCATCGAGCAGGGTTATACCAAGGAGATGCTGGCCGATACCCTCAAAGACCAGTTCAATGACATCGCAAACAGATCATCCAATTACTGGCAGGGACTGGCAGAGCATACCGCCTTGAGAATACGAGAATTCGGAAGGCTGCA